TTGGCCATAATGTCAAGTAATATTAATTTCTCTACACTCAAAAGTAATAGATATCTTATGTAAATCAACTTCTTCTTTACCAATCTCTATTAACTTATCAGCTGAAGCTTTAAAACCTACCATACTGCAATCATATGCACTATCAAACTTAACAGGCCATTCAAATGGAGTCATACACTCATAGGTTGTAAGGCTACACATAGTTAAAATTAATATTATTTTCATGTTGACAATCCTTTTAAAAAATCCTATATAGTCATCATAAATAAATGAAAGGTACAGATGACTGACACAAGTAAATATAGAAATGTTTCTTTAACACATGGAACATACAAGACTTTAATCGCATTGTCGAAGGTATTATTGCCAGATGCAAAATTGTCTATAAGCAAAACCATTGAATCACTAGTTAACGAAAAATCTAAAAAGTTGAATGGTAAAATTAAAAAAGACTAGCGTTCATATAGCTACATGTCCCACGTGTCGTGGGAATGGCTATTTGAGAGTAACTAATCAAACTAACCCAACAGAAGAAGCAATACATCAATGCTGGGATTGTGATTCTGAAGGAGAATTTTATGTACATGAACCGAAAGATAATCAAGATAATGATGATAGTGACAACTCTACTATTGATAAGTTCTTGCACTAATAAACCTAAAGGAGATTTTAATCCAACGAGTACAATCGTTAGATTAGTATTTAATATTTATGGTCAGTGATGTAGATAGAGCTTACATAGCAGGGTTATTTGACGGTGAAGGTAGTGTTTATTACACTAGAAAGCCCGAGAGAAAGAAAAAGCATAAAGGAAATGGTTACAGGATGTCTAACTCTATGCGTATTAGTATGGAGATCTCTATGACTGATCAATCTGTACTCGTTTGGTTACATGAAACTGTGGGTTGTGGGACATTAACTAAAAAACCTAGAAAAGGTTTAAGAAAAGATGGTACAAAATATTTAATGCAATGGAAATGGCGTTGTTCATTTAGAGATGCTTATTACGTGTCGTGTTTAATCAGACCTTGGTCGCATACAAAACTTGCACAAATACAAAAAATTATTCAACATTATAAAAAAGTTAGAAAAGAAACTAAGATTGTTAATATGGAAGAATATAAACTAATAAAAAAATTAGAAAGACATGGATAAAGAAAATCAACAAATAAGTTATCAAGTATTAACGTGGGGACCTTGTGTGGCTAAGATGAAAATCACTGACAGTTTCTATGACTTATTAGTAAAAGAAGCAGAGGCCTCTAAAGTAGAAGAATTAAACTATCAACACAGATTAGCTGGAGTTATTAAAAAAGAATTTAAATTTAGAAATTTAGAAATTTTAATGCCATATATGGGAGATCTTGTTAGACTCTATGATGGTATATGGGACAAATGGAGAAACTCTGAAAAACCTTCTGCACATAAATATTTAGTTAAAAGTATGTGGGTTAATTATCAAGGACCTGGAGAGTTTAATCCTCCTCATGATCATTCAGATGAATTATCTTTTGTAATATATTTAAAAGTTCCATCAGAAATTAAAAAAGAAAACTCAGAATTTAAAGGAAAAAGTTCAGGCCCTGGAGGTATTACTTTTCTTTATGGTGAAGGAGATCGTCAAGCTATTACTTATCAAGCACACTTTCCTGAAGAAAAAGATATATTTATTTTTCCTGCATGGCTTAAACACTTTGTTCTGCCTTTTAAATCAAACGTTGAAAGAGTTTCTGTTTCTGGAAATCTAACCCGTAATATTCCTTTTAAAGAAATGCATACTCCAGATCAAGTGGGTACATGTCCTAAGTGTAAAGGAAAGGGTAATACAACTTCCGAAAAAGGAAAAAGTTTATGTATACAATGTGACGGTAGTGGGGAGGTCATTCATCCTAAAAAATGAAAACAATACCTGATACAATAGATGATATAAAATACTTTTGGAAGAAAACTAAAGATATTTATTATAAATTTTTTGAACACTATGGCAGTAAAATGAGTGCCTATGGTTGGAATAAAAGATGGAAAAACAAAGAGAAAGGGACTGGCTATGGCTACGAAAAAAGATAAAGGTAAAAAGTGGGATGGACGATCACGTCCTGCAACTGAACTTTATAAAAAGAATTATAATGATATTTTTAAAAACCCTAAGAT